TTCATCTACCTTTGGCATAACTTTAACCTTAGTAAAGTATGTTAATCCTTTTGCATATCTAAATGCTCTTAACCCTTTACCATTATTAGAATCCTTAAAGCATTCTTTTTTATGAGGACAGTACATGCAGTTCTTAGCAATCCTCATGTTACCTGATTTACCTTCTGGTATCGGATCATAACATAATTCAGGTGGAGTTTTCAAGTCTAGTTTCTTTTTAAGATCTTTAATATGATTCTTAATGTTAGGCTTATCTAGCTCATCGGGCTGGTGAAAACAAAGCTCGCCTGTTTCTTTGTTAATAACTAAAAACCCTGAGTCAGTTGTCCCTTCTGCTTCTTCGTATGCTGTTAACTGGGCGATGTAACCAAAAGGATCATCCTCTCTAAGGATGCCCTGCCTAAATTTACTAAAAGAAAAGCCTGATGCAGATTTTACATCGACAACAATGTCATCAATCTTACAGTCCATGTGTCCTTTAATGCCTTCAATATCAATTTCTTTTTGTTCGTCTGTTACCTTATGGCCCGAAAGCCTGACTAACAAAAGAATAACTTCTTCTAATAAGTGACCGTATAAAAACTTAATGAATAAGGAAGGTTCAAGTCTTTTGTTTTCAAGCTCTGTTTTTTTATCGTACCACAATCTTCTAGCAGGCTTGCCAATGTTAGACATTCTTAAATAAAACTTATTGTCTTTTTTCTGAGGCGTACCCCAAGACCTAATGACTTCCTTCATGGCTAGGCCAAAGTCATCTATAATTTTATCGGTAAGATCTAAGGGTCCGTCATTTAAGGTGTCTAATTTTTTATATATATCTTCTACTATATTCATTTGCGATGCCTTACGAATCTACACTTGCGTGTGAGGGAGTTATAGTGGAGGTACTGTACGTTAAGTTCCTTTTGAAGCGGTGTCTTTGATGCTAGTCTACCATCCTTGTAAGACTTAACATCTATCAATGTCACGTTTCCCTGCGGGTCTAAGGCAACAATGTCGATAGGACCAGTGCAGCCACAGTTCTTGAAGACATGATAACCGTTGTCCCATAACCAAGTAACGGCGTAGTGCTCTGCTAGATCTCCGATCCTGCTTGAGTCGTGCTTAGGTTTATCGTTTGTTATTTTAGTTGGTTTCATTATGTAATTCCTCTATACCTTTTAACTCTGATATTGGAAGGTTATAACAGTCGGTACTAACTGTCCATCCATTAGAAGGATCTACCATTCCTTTTTTAAGGAAGGTTGCTTTTTTAAAATAATCTTTCTTTGAAAGATACCCTAGTATCCAACCTGATTCCATGTTTTTTAAAATTCTTGTGAAGACATAGAAGTCACATTTTTGTTTTGTGTTTAGAGCTGCTATTGAGCATTCATAAAAACTTTTAGGAGGGGTGTTTACTCTTTTAGTTTTGACATCAATTGTTAAATCGTTTAGTTTTATATCATAATCGTAAGTATTACTTTCTTCAGCTTTTAATTCTTGGACAGTAATAATCTCCCCTAAAAAGCCGTGGATATTTCCTGCTCCTTTTGTTATAGAGTTTCTTAGCTGACCCATCTGCTTAGATTTACTTTTAGCTTTATCTATAAAAGACTTAGGAATTTTAATGTGTTTCACTCCAGTTATCTCCTACTTTATATTCCCCATCAAGAGGACAATTAAGTTTAAGAACCTTACCAGCTTCAATGATTGCCTCAACACCTAGCCTACCTACCTCATCAGCTAAGTCTTCTCTTACTTCTATCTGCCATTCATCATGTACGTTAGCGACAAAGTGTGCATCTAGATGTTTGATTTTTTCATTTAGTATAACCAATGCTTGCTTCATTACAATAGCTCCCGCTCCTTGTAGTAAAGTATTAAGAGCGCTGTGCTCTGATCTTACATACAACTTACGCCCGTCTAATGCTTTAAGGTAGCCGCGTGTTGCTGCTCTAGCAACTCTATCTTTAACAGCCTTGAATGATGGGAGATTACTAACAAATGATTTTCTAAGGTTCCTTCCAGTACTCTTACCTCCTCCAGCCACTGTTCCAAGCTTAGCATCTCCTGCTCCGTATAGTAAGGCATAGATGAAAGTCTTAGCCTGATTTCTTGATTCAAGTCCTGCAAGCTTTTGATTAGTGGTGTGTATGTCTCCATTAAGGATTTCATTTGTATAGTCCTCATCGTTCATGTAGTGAGCAAGCATTCTTAACTCTAGTCCAGACGCATCAATGCCTACAAGTTTATATCCTTTAGGTACAGTCCAGCAAGCCCTGCATTCTTTACCGTAGCTAGAGCTAGTGCTGGGTATCTGTGCCATGTTAGGATTACGGTGTGTCATTCTTCCTGTGATAGTACCATTATGATTTACAAAACCATATACCCTATTGGAGTCTTCGTCTAATTCCTTAAACCAAGAATTAATTTGAGCTATTCTTTTCTGCAACATTAAGTACTCAGCTATTACCTCTGCTTCTGGTATACCTTTAATTTCAGAAAGAATTTTTTCATCTACTTTAGGCTGACCTGTAGGTGTATATTCAACAGGCTCCCAACCAAAGTCTTTTAAGTACTCGCCTATCTGTTGTCTTGATCCGGGGTTAAACTCTTGTGTATATACTCTCTCTACAAAATTTGTACGCCCTATAACTGCATACTCTTCATCAGTTAATCTTGTACCTTTATTAAAATTATCAATCCCTGTTTTTAACAGTCGCCCTTTAGGACTGTATCTTTTAAATATCTTTCTAGTTTTTTTCTTGGGTTTGAATACCTCATTTATTTTACTTACTATATGAGCTGTCCTACTGTTTAGATAAGCTAAGAGCTTACTCGCTTCTTCAACATCAAAGAAGAAGCCATGATTTCTTTGAGTAGCTAAGATCTTACAGGTCTCATGCTCAAGCGTTACGCTTTCTCTAGAAAAACCTTTAGATTCTTTTTTCAAAGCTTCATATACTTTATAGTTAAGGTATACATCCTGCTCACAATACTTAAGCATTTCTTTACTGTACTTTGTATACTCATCGAACTCAATCTTAGGAGAGCCTAGGGCATAGCCCCATCTTTCTAGCCCATGATTGCCTTCACGCACTGGGTTAAACAAGCGTGATAAAACTAAAGTATCTACTATATTTTTATCTGTTAAGTCTACGCCAGTTAGGTTTTTAATGACGGGTATATCAAAGCCAATAATGTTATGCCCAATTAATTTATCTGCATCTTTAAGTAGCTGCAAACCCTCTTGCAATTGAGAAGGCCCAAAAGATACTTGGACTTCTGTGTCTACATCAAGCGCAGATATACACCATATCTTAGTAGCTTTTAAGTCATCTGTTTCTATATCAAAGACTAAAGATTTCATAATTCTAACTCGCTAGTTTCTTCTTCTATGAATACTTCTTTAAGTCTACCAGTATCTCTATCGTAAAGCAAGTGAGTTGCCATCCCTACATCACCTGTATATCTAGACTTAAGTATGCGAAGATGTGTTGTGTTTGCTTCTTGGGGATCATCTGATTGTTGATTGCGTTCCAAGCCAATAACACAGTCAGATATCTGGGCTATACTTGCAGACCCTCTTAGGTGCGAAAGACCTACACTAACGCCTTGTTCATGTCCTTTGTTACCTTCAATTCTACGGAGGTGTGATACTAAAATCATGCCTACATTTGTTTCGTTAACAAGTCGGCTAAGTGCACCCATAATATTATCAATAGTAGTTCTCTCATCGCCAAAAGCAGCGCTCATAACTAGCATGTGTAAGTGATCTACAACAATCCACTTACAATTGCATCCAATAATCATGTATCTAATCTTAGATAAGATATCATCAAAGTCGGTTGCCCCATAGTGAGCATGTATCCAAAGGCGGTTTTCATTTCCGCCAGTGAAAACTTTATTAACAAGCTTTGCGTATTGCTCGTCGCCATACTGTTCTCTTATCTGCTCAATGTATAACTTCTCGTTAGCTTCGATAGATAAAATCCCATCGGCGGTACGCTGCCAGTTTTCCTCAAGAGCAATGATGCCTACATTATCTTTTGTCTCATTAAGAATCCAGTGCTCTAGCTCTCTTGTAATACTGGAC